GAGATAGATACTCTTAAAGATACTATTAATTATGTAGAAGACTATGCTATGACTATTAGAGAAAATAAAACTATGGAAAACTTAAACGAAGGCAAAAAGAAAGCATCAGCATACATGGCTGAACTAGCCGAAATAGACAAGCAATCAGCTATCGTAGCAATGGAAGCTAAAATCGATAAATTAGCTGAAATGGTAGAAACTAAAAATGCTAGATTAAGCATGGTTAGCGAAGACGAAAACTTATCTGAACTTATAGATAAGAAGCAAGTCAAAATGATGGAAAGAGAAATCAAAGAAATCGAAAAAGCTAAAATGAAGTTAGAAAAACTTTATGAAAAAATGTCTGGTGGTAAGAAGAAAGAAGTAGTAAAAGAAGAAGACCCAGTAGATGAAGGTCATGATCCAGGAGATGATGGTTTAGCTTACACAGATGGTGTATTAGGTGATTACATGAACGAAGAAGAATTAGATGAAGCCCATTGTTCATCTGAAGAAGATGATACTGATTCTATGAATGAAGAATTTTTAAGAATGCAAAAATTAGCAGGTGTTCTATCTGAAGAAGAAATGAATGAAAAATTATTAGGATTAATGTCTGATGTTTCAACAGGAGGAAAATTAGGTATTGGAACCGATAAAGGTGGATTAATTTTTACAAAATTAGGTAAGGGAAGATATAAATTAACTGGACCAACTAGTCATCCTTCTTTCCGTGAAGGTGAAGTTTGGAAACCTAGACAAGATGAAAAAAATCTTAAAGTAGGGCAATCGTTTCCAAGATTAGGAGATGTCGAAGGTTTAAGAGTAGATGGAGAATCTAAACAAAAAGTTAGAACCTAAAAACAAATTATACAGACTGATTCATAACCAGTCGCTTTAAAAAAATAATTAGACAGTTGTGGCGTCTCCCTTGGAGATGCCACTTTTTTTTCGTATATTAACCCAAAAAACTCAAATAAATAAATGGAATTTACAGTAATGGTAGGAGCTGGAGTAGCAAACATAAATGCAGCTACTAAGCTTATAGATAATGGATATGAAGGTAAAATAAAAATCATAGATATGGGTAAAGACCCACATGATAGATTACCTGAAGAAGTAATGACAGGAATGCTAGGTGCAGGAGGATGGTCAGATGGTAAATTAACATACCATACATCAATAGGAGGTCAATTATCAAAATACTGTGGAGATGAAAAAGCAATGGAGCTAATGGATCAGGTTATAGAAAATTTTAAACGTTTTCACCCTAAACCAGAAGCAGTACAATGTTCAGATCCCCAAGCAGAACCAGATTTTATAAAACCACACTTTGGTTTAAGGTTATTTCCTGTATGGCATGTTGGCACAGATTATTTACATGAAATAGGTAAAAACTGGTATCAATATTTAGTTGATAATGGTGTTGAATTTTATTGGCAATGGAGAGTAACCAAAATAGATTTTAAAACTAGACACATTGTTATGACATCTGAAAAATATCTACAATCGGATGATGATTGGATATTTTTTGATAGATTAATATTTGGTGTAGGTAAATCAGGTATTGATTTTGGTAAACGTTTAGCTGAAAGATATAAATTACCTACTGAACCTAAATCTGTACAAATAGGAGTTAGATTTGAGGCACCACAAAAACACTTCCAAAAACTAATAGACATATCATATGATTTCAAATTATATAGAAAATTTGAAGATAAAGGTGTTTCATTAAGATCATTTTGTACAAATAATAATGCAGCTTATGTAGCAGCAGAACACACATATGGAGATTATAGTTACAATGGCCATGCTAAAAAAGACGAAGCATATAGAAATGATATGACCAATTTTGGTATACTAATGGAAATTAAGGGTATAGATAAACCATTTGATTGGTCAAGAGAGGCAGTTAAAAAACTACAAAAAGATGGTAAGGGTACATTTTATTCTCCATCACATAGAGTACCATCTAAAACATCAGAAGGTGATTATGTTAAAACTGAAGTAGTAGATAGTATGGATCCATTATATGATGCATTAGGTGACTATGCTATTTATATTGAAGATTTTATTAATGACATGAAAGAAGTATTTTCAACATTAGGAGATGATTGGGGAATATACATGCCTGAGGTAAAATATCTATCACCTGAACCATTAGTAAGATATAATGATTTAAGTTTAGTAGATTATCCTGATATACATTTTGTAGGTGATGCTTTATCGGCAAGAGGTATTACAGTATCAGGAGCACAAGGGATATATGTTGCAGAAAGTATTATAATAGAACAGGAAGAATACAATGATTATTTTGAGCATAGTTTGTTTATTTAAAATAATTTTCGTATATTAATAATAAAAATATGGCTAAAAAAGAAACATTTTACGAGTACAAAACAATAAAGGTAGCAGGAGCATTTCACCATTTATTTAGAGGAGGAGAAAATGAAAATTGGATTCATCATAATCCAGAAGGACCTGCTATTCAAAGAATAACAGAAGGTGATAGAAGTGTAGAAGAAAAATATTATTTATTTGGTCATGAAAAGACTAAAGATGAATTTAAAGAGTACCAACAAGAAAAAGAAGGTTTACCTTGGTACAAGAACCCATCAATGAAAGCAGTAGCAAGATTTTAGATTATGAAAATAGGTTTATGTGGTACAATGAGTGTAGGTAAAACTACATTAGTAAATGCTTTAAAGGAGTTAGATACATTTGAAGGATACATAACTAGAACAGAACGTTCTAAACACTTAATGTCACTAGGTATACCTTTAAATACAGATTCTACACTAAAAGGTCAAACAGTATTTTTAGCTGAACGAGCATCTGAATTAATGAATAAAGCCATCATTACAGACAGAACAGTTTTAGATGTTATGGCATTTGCACACTGTTCAAATTCAATGAATTACGTAGAAAAAGAAAATTTTGTACAATTAGCTTCCTGTTTAATACATGAATATGATTACATATTTTATGTTTCACCTGAAGGTGTAGACATAGAGGACAATGGTATTAGAGAAACAGATGCTAAATACAGACAACTCATAGATAATTCAATAAGATATTTTATTACTAGATACGGTAATAGAATTAAAAATTTAATTCAAATCGAAGGTACCACAGAAGAACGTATCAAAGTTATACAAGAGACACTTTCTCCACAATATGTATAACAAATACTTTACGATGAAAAGATCCGAACTTAAAGAAGCAATCAAAAACGAAATCACATCTGTACTTTTAGAAGGTATGTCTGATGAAGAAAGAGAAAACCGAATCCAACATTTAATGAGAACGGGTGCTAAAGAAAAACCTCTTAGAAAATTAGCTGCTATAGGTAAAAAAGAAGATGAAAAAGATTTAAAAGAAGTCTACCAAACTAACTCTAAAATGAGTCAAATAGTTAGTTTATTTCAAGATATGATGGATGACGAGTACGATGGAATGGATTATAGAAAAGCATTAAATGATGTTCTTAAAGCTATAGATGATGATTATAAAGCTGCAGAAAGAGAAGGTGAAAAATTTTCTAGTTTAAGAGAAGAAGATGAAGAACCAACATCAGCAGAATTAAAGAAAAAAGATTCAGTAGCATCTATATCAAATAAGCTTCAAAAACTAACAGCTAAAATGAAGAAAAAAGCTAAAGAGTTTAAAGAAGCAGAAGGTAAAGCAAAGGATAAAATTAAAGATGAGCTGAAAGACATGACAGCTGAAAAGAAAAAACTTGAAAAAGATCTTTAAAAACTTTCAATCCCTAATCATAATAGGGTTAATAATAGTTATATTTTTACTTAGAGAATGCAGAGGAGAAAAAAGCCCCTTACCTGCAGAACCTGTAACAATAGTAAAGATAGAAACTAAATACGACACTATTGTAGAAACGGTTCCAACTTACATCCCAAAATATAAAACCCGAGTAAAATGGAAAACTAAAACTGTACATGATACAGTAGAGGTACATGATACTATCCCGGTAGATACAGCTTCAGTATTAGAAGAATATTTTGCAACATATGCTTACACTGATACATTAAAAAAAGACAGTGTTACATTTATAATAAATGATACAATATCACAAAATAAAATATTATCTAGGGGTATTAAATATAATTTAGTTTATCCTACAACAATAATCTCAACAGAACGTGAGGTTAATAAAAGAGAATTGTATATTGGATTCGGTTTAGGTGGAGATAGACAGCAAATAAGCTATGCTGGCAGTGAATTAATACTAAGAACCAAAAAAGAAAAATTATATGGGGTAGGAATAGGTATAAATAATAGTTTTCAACCAATTTTAACTTTTAAGATGAACTGGAAGGTAAAAATGCCAAAACTTAAAAAACCAAAAATCCAAGTGCCCATAGAGTCTCTTCTATGAGTGATATAAAAAAAGTAATAAAACAAGAATATCTAAAATGTGCTAGCGATCCTATACATTTTATGAAAAAATACTGTTTTATACAACATCCTCAAAGAGGTAGAATTCAATTTGCATTATTTCCATTTCAAGAAAAAATGTTAGCTTTATTTAATGATAATCCTTATTCTATAGTTTTAAAATCCAGACAATTAGGTATATCTACTTTATCAGCTGGTTATTCTTTATGGATGATGTTATTTAATAAAGATAAAAATATACTTTGTATAGCTACAAAACAAGAAACAGCTAAAAATATGGTTACAAAGGTTAAATTTATGTATGAAAATTTACCTTCATGGCTTAAAGTAGATGCAGCGGAAAATAATAAACTAAATTTACGTTTACGAAATGGATCCCAAATTAAGGCAACTTCAGCAGCATCAGATGCAGGTAGATCAGAAGCAGTATCATTACTAATAATAGATGAGGCAGCATTTATTGAAAATATAGGTGAAATTTGGGCCTCAGCACAACAAACATTAGCAACTGGAGGTGGTTGTATAGCAATATCTACACCTTATGGTACTGGAAATTGGTTTCATCAAACATGGGTTAGAGCAGAAGAAAAAGCAAATGATTTTTTACCAATAAGATTACCATGGTTTGTACACCCAGAAAGAGACCAAGCATGGAGAGATAGGCAAGATGAATTACTAGGTGATCCTAGAATGGCAGCACAAGAATGTGACTGTGATTTTTCAACATCAGGTGATGTTGTATTTTACCCTGAATATATAGAATTTTATGAAAAAACTTACATTAAAGATCCTCTTGAACGTCGTGGGGCTGATAGAAATTTATGGGTTTGGGAACCATGCGATTATTCGAGAACATATATGGTTGTGGCTGACGTTGCTAGAGGAGACGGAAAAGACCACTCAGCATTCCATATAATAGATGTAGAAAACAATACTCAAGTAGCAGAATATAGAGGACAATTAGGTACAAAAGAATATGGACATTTACTAGTAGGTATAGCTGCAGAGTATAATGAAGCACTATTAGTAGTAGAAAATAATAGCATAGGTTGGGCTACAATACAAACAATAATAGATAGAGGTTATCAAAATCTTTACTATTCACCTAAGAGTGGAGAAGTAAGATCTGATTCGTATTTTGACCAGTACATGGATACATCAAAAATGGTACCGGGATTTACAATGTCATCTAGAGTTAGACCTATGGTAATAAGTAAATTTCAAGAATATTTAAGCGATAAAGGTGTTACAATTCAAAGTAAAAGATTAATGGAAGAAATGAAGACTTTTATTTGGAGAAATGGTAGACCAGAAGCACAACAAGGTTACAATGATGATTTAGTTATGTCATTTGGTACTGCAATGTACATGAGAGACACAGCATTTAAATTTAAACAACATGGAATAGATTTAACTAAAAACATGTTAACAAATATAGCTTCAACAAAAACTAATTATAATGGAGCTTACCAAGCACCTAGAGATAAAAACCCGTGGCAAATA